CTGACCAAGGCGATTCTTGCGTTGTTCAAGATAGGCATTGCCAAACAGCATAAAGTCCAGCGCCCATGAGTCGAATGCCTGTCGGCTAAGTAGCCGGTGTGGGATAAAGGTACTGGTCAGGATGTTGCGTTTGACATACACCGCGCTGCTGTGGTGCGGTGCCGAGCGAAACGACAGCGCCAGCCCGTTAAAACTGATTGGGGGTTCATACCAGTTATCGACCAGTACACACTCCAGATAATCAAACACCTCGCGCCGGTCAAGGACCGGGATCGGATCGCCAAAGGTGAATGCCTCAATCGATGGGCTGGCCGTGGTTTTCACCGCCGGATTGCGTTTTCTGTTTTTACGGCTCATCAGTAAACCTCAACAATATTTCTATGGTGGGGAGCGTCACCGGTAATCGGTTCATTAAACAGAGCGTGCATGGTGGCCCATGCCAGATCTGCGTGGCTGGCTTCCTCGCTGCGGCTGGCTTGATAGGTCGGGCGGTTGCCGCTGGCGGTGGTAGAACGGCGGATAACCATAAAACTTTGTGCAATGTCGGTCTGGCCGGCGTCAAATTCCAGCCGACGATGGTTGATAATGTCCCATGCCTTAAGTACCAGCGCGTTTTTAACGGCGGGGTTATAGACAAATTCCCGCACGGACGGGAAAAATTCTTTGACGTTTTGGTAAACCCCATGCCCGACGCCAGTCGAGTCAATGCCGATATATTCGACGTTGTACTGTTCTGTCAATCGTTTAATGGCGTCAGACTGAGCGCGAAAGTTCATGCCACGCCACTGATGACGTTCAAGGATGCGGAATTTGCCGCCCGGTACCTGCGGTGGAGCGACTACGACACAGCCGGCACTGTCGCCATTCTCGCCCCCTTTGGCGGGGTCATAACCGATCCAGACAGGGTGATAACCATAGGGGCGTAGCATCAGGGGTTGCACATCGTTCCAGACTTCCCAGCTATCGACCATGCAACCCTGCATCAGTTGCAGTGAGAAAATGGATTCGATATCGTCCATAAATTCACACATCAGCAGGTTCTGGTACTCGTCCGGGCTGTATTCCAGCCGTAACTGGTCAATATCAAACAGGTTACAGCCGCCCCTGACGGCATCTTCAACCGTGACAATCTGCCGCCACTGACCATCGGCACATCGTAGGCCGCTGGCTAATGCTTGATGGCTAATATCAATGTCAATGCGATTGGCCTTGGCGCGGCCACGGTTAAACAGTTTGCCTGACCAATACGGGTACGCGCTGTGGGTTAAGCTGGACGGGGTAGAAAAGTAAGTCTGGCGCCATTTTTTGTGCATTGCCATACCGGATGCTACCTTGCGCAGTTCCTGAAATTTCGGAATCCAGAAATATTCATCCAGATAGAGATTGCCGTGATAGCTTTGCGCGGTGCGGGCATTGGTGCCGAGAAAATACAGGGTGGCGCCATTATTCAGGGTGATCGGGTCGCCTTTTAGTTCGGCGTCCACTTCCCGCGCCATTTCCAGGATGTACTGCTTGAATACGTGGGCCTGCGCTTTACTGGCAGAGAGAAATATTTGATTGCGTCCGGTAGTCAACGCATCGATCAGGGCTTCACGGGCAAAAAAGAATGTCGCACCAATTTGACGGGATTTCAGGATATTGCGGATACGATGCGCTAATCCGGCGTGATACCAGTTATGTTGATAATCGAACAGGGTCGAGCGGAAAATGTCTTCCAGCTTTTTGACTTGTTCTTCACTGAACACGTTCTTTTCCGGTGGCCGGCGCTCACCTTTGTTGCGGTTAGCAATTTTGGGGTTCAGATCGGCTTCATTACCGCCGCGGCTGTATTTCCTGATCCGCGCTTGTCGTTCTAACTGACGGTGCAGCAGGTCAATTTCCTTAAAGTCCTTGCCTTCTTTTTGCTCCTTGGCGATAAGCTGACATAACCGTGCTTCAAGAGATAACTCGACTCGTTCAAACGAGGTCACCTCATCCCATTTGTCGCGACGTTTCCAGCTATGGATAGTTGATGCTTTCTCGTTGAGCATTTCCGCAATCCGTGCGATCCGGTACCCGTTAAAATACAGGTGCATTGCGTGCTTACGGGGATCAAAATCGGGCGTTGTTTTCATGCTGCCAGACTACAGACCCGTCCGTCATTTCTCTGTGTCTGCCCTGTGTGCCAGCCCAGACACAACCGTATTTTATTGTTTCCTCGACCTGACGATACAAACTAGTAGGCCATGACTGATTCATTGATAATCGGGGCTTACAATGCCGAAGAAATCCAAACCCTTTCGAATCTGTGTGGAAGGCGCAACCACAGACGGGCGCAAGGTTCAGCGTGAATGGCTGACACAGATTGCTGCCAACTATGACCCGCAGACCTACGGTGCGCGTATCAACATGGAACATTACAATTTTTCGTGGAGTCCGCGCTTTGGTGATGTGGAATCGGTTTTTACCGAAGAAATTAAGGACGGTGCGCTGGCGGGCAAGCTGGGGCTGTATGGGGTACTGTCACCCACCGATGATCTGGTGGAAATGAACCGTAAACGCCAAAAAGTTTACACCTCCGCTGAAATCAACCTGGATTTTGCTGACTTCGGCGGGGCGTATTTGGTGGGATTGGCCGTTACTGACAGTCCGGCAAGTCTTGGCACTGAAATGTTGCAGTTTAGCGCTAATGCGACCAATAACCCGCTGAATTCGCGCAAGCAGCACCCGAACAATGTTTTTACTGCCGCGGAAGAAACTTTGCTCGAATTTATTGATTTACCAGAGGAAACTGAAAAAATCTCTCTCTTTTCCCGTGTACAGACGTTCTTCCAGAAAAAGCAGCAGAGTGATGATACTCGTTTTACCGATATCCATCGGGCTGTCGAATTATGCGCCCAAGAGCAGCAGGCCACGGTGGAAACCGTGAGCACACTTTCTCAACAAATAGGTGAAATAACTGCTATCAAACAGAAGCAAACCGAACTTGAAACCCAGCTTAGTGACTTAAAAACTCAGTTGAGTCAGCAAGACAGCCAGAAAACACACCGACCTGTTTCGCTGGGATCGCCGAACGCCGACACTCCAGTCAGTAAACATCTGACCAACTGTTAATGGAATAACCCCATGAAGAACGAAACTCGATTTAAATTTAACGCCTTTCTGATGCGTCTGGGTGAAATTTACGGTGTGGACGCCACGGCATTTACAGGCAAGGTAGAAGTTAATCCATCCGTTGCCCAGACGTTGGAAGATGAAATCCAGCAAAGTGCCGATTTTCTGCAAAAAATTAACATGGTTCCCGTCAGCGAGCAGTCGGGCGAAGCGATTGGGCTAGGTATCGGTTCAACTATTGCAGGGACGACAGACACCGACAGTAAGGAGCGAGAAACTTCCGATCCGACCCGACTCAACGCTATTGAGTATAAATGCGAACAAACCAACTTTGACACTAGCATTCCTTACAAAAAACTTGATTTGTGGGCGAAATTTCAAGATTTCCAGTTACGTATCCGTAACGCCATTATCCGTCGTCAGGCATTGGACCGCATTATGATCGGCTGGAATGGGGTTAAACGCGCCAAAACCTCAAACCGCGTTCAATATCCACTATTGCAGGATGTAAATATCGGCTGGCTGGAAAAAATCCGACAGGATGCACCGGATCATGTCATGAGCAATATCACTGACGAAGCCGGTAAGGTTATATCTGAAACCATCCGTGTAGGAGATGGGGGAGATTTTAATAATCTTGACGCATTGGTGATAGATACCGTCAACAATGCTATCGACCCAGAATATCAGGATGATACGGAACTGGTGGTCATCTGTGGCCGTGAACTGCTGGCTGATAAATATTTCCCGTTGGTCAATCAGTCGCAGCCCAACACCGAAAAAATGGCGGCAGATGTGATTATCAGCCAGAAACGTATCGGTAATTTGCCCGCAGTGCGTGTACCGTATTTCCCGCCCAAAGCCTTGCTAATTAGCCGTCTGGATAATCTGTCTATCTATTATCAGGAAGGCACCCGCCGACGTTCTGTGCTGGATAACCCCAAACGTGATCGCATTGAAAATTACGAATCAGTCAATGAGGCGTATGTCGTTGAAGACTATCGCGGTGTGGCCCTGATTGAAAATATCGAGATGTTGGCAGCCAGCAAAAAAGCAGCGTCGTTGCAGCCAGATAATGCCGTACCTGAGCACAACGCCGACACTGAGGAACCATAATGGCTAGCCCGTGGCAGCGTCACCGAATGCGATTACAGGCGACCGAGGCCGCTCAACTGAGTAGCCCCGCGCTGCAAAATCACGGCGGTTATAACCAGATGCTGCTGATGCTGGAGCAAGACCGCCGTCACCTTAAAAAAATCCAGTCTATGGAGCGCAAAGCGCAGCACAAAAGGCAGATCTTGCCTAAATATGCGCCGTGGATTACTGGGGTATTACAGGAGGGCATAGGTCATCAAGATGATGTGCTGATGTATGTCCTGCTGTGGCGCATTGATGCCGGTGATTATGATGGTGCGCTGGATATCGCCGAGTACGCGTTACAGCACCGACTTGCTATGCCTGAAAATCATGAGCGGACAACGGGCTGTGCCGTGACAGAAGAGATCGCCGAAGCAGCCCAGCGTTGTTATACCGCTAAATCTCCGATGCCTCTTGCCACGCTGGAACGGGCGGCCAATCTCACCCACGATCAGGATATGCCCGATAAGGTGAGGGCGGAGTTGTATAAATGGCTCGGTTACAGCCAGCGGGATAACAACCAGCCGCAGCCTGCCTATTGTTCACTGAGCAGGGCTTTAGAACTGAATAATCATGTTGGCGTGAAAAAAGACTTAGAGCAACTTGCCAGAGCGCTCCGCAGTCAGGAACACGACAACACATAACCGAACGTGCCAACGCGCCGGGGCGGCACGGGGTGGCGAAGTCTCAACGCCCTGTTCACCGCCCACCTATTCAGGGGGCAATATGGACTTTATTTCAACCACATCCGCAACGGATAAACAGGCCACCATGACCAGTATCCCGTTTTTTCCTGCTATTGAGATCAGTCGCTACCGTGACGAGATGCGGACAGATGGTACGGTCACCGCGCCGAGATTACATCAAGCAATTTCCAACGCCATTGTTGAGGTTAATCGCGAGCTGAACCATTGGCGGCTGATCCATATCGATGGGGGATACTCATCACTGGCCGATATTCCCGCCGACACTCTCAATGGCGAGAGTGAGTTGGTTTCTCTCTATCGTCGAGCGGTGTTTTGCCTGACTAAGGCGAACCTGATCGAACGTTACCGCGATATCGACACGACTCAGACCGGTAGTAAAAAGGCTGAGGCAATGGAAATCACCATTGACGACCTGTGGCGGGATGCGCAATGGGCGATGCGCCGGATACAGGGGCGGGATCATGTCATTGTGGCGCTGATCTAATGCGGGTAAGGGCACAACAGTATGACACCGTGGATTCCTTATGCTGGCGCCACTATGGACGAACACAGGGAGTCACCGAACGGGTATTAGCAGCTAATCCCGGTTTGGCCGATGTTGGGGCCATCCTGCCGCAGGGTACCGAGATTGAACTGCCTGAAATCACGCCTGCTGCTGTAATGCCCATCATTCAATTATGGGATTAGAAAATGGACAAACAACCGGATTTATGGGCCGATTTATTGAATGGCCTGAGAAATTCATGGCCGCAGATATCCGGCTCCTTACTGGCTGTACTGATCTGTTATGGTCGCCTGATTTATGACGGCATAGAGCGGAAAAAACGCTGGGTTGAACCGTTGCTATGTGGCGCGTTGTCGTGGGGTGTTTCCAGCGGGTTGGAACTGTTTGGCATTCCCGGCAGTGTTTCACCGGCTTTGGGGGGTGCCATTGGTTTTATTGGTGTTGAAAAACTGCGTGAATTTGCCCTTCGCGCAATCAATAAACGTTTGGGAGACAAATCACGTGACTAGAGGTGTTCGCAACCATAATCCGGGCAATATCCGCCACGGTGATAAATGGCTGGGATTACACGACACACAAACAGACCCGTCATTTTGTCAATTTGTATCACCAGAATACGGCATACGGGCCATTATCAAGATTATCCGCAATTATGAACGAAAATACGGATTGAACAGTATCCGGCAGATAATTTCTCGTTGGGCGCCCCCGAATGAAAATGATACCGAAAATTACATTGCATATATGAGCCGGGCGGTTGGTATTCCCTGTAACGCGGTGATTGATGTTGATAATCCGGTGATCATGACCCGATTGGTTCGCGCCATCATTCAAATGGAGAACGGACAGCAACCGTATGCCGATACGATCATTAAACGGGCGTTTGCGCTGTTATGAGGTTTAATCTGCACATATTCACTTTGAGTATGCTGGTGGCAGTGTCCGGCCTGCTCTGGTTCTATTACGGTGAGTATCAGCAAAAAAGCGATGAATACCAAAAGCTGAGCCAGTGGTATAAGCAACAGCAAACCATTACCGATAACGCATTCCAAACTATCAGGATAATCAATGATATCTCACGGGTTAATAACGAAAATCGGGAGCGATCAGCCGTGGATGCCGCACAAATTCAGGCGGATATCAATACCGCTGTTGTCGGGAATGATTGCGCCCGTCGTGCTGCTCCTGATAGGGCTGTTGTCCGGTTGCAGCAGCACGCGAACCGAATACGTTCAGGTACCGCTGATGCCGATTCCGATGCATCTGCTCGCTGACTGTCTGCCCCCGGTCATAGCTGACACAATGACATGGGGTGATAGCTTGTTGCTGAATGCACAGTTACTGGCGGTTATTGAACAGTGCAATCTGGATAAACAGGCCATTCGACAAATAGAACAGATTAGACAGGTGATACATGAATAAGCCTAACGCCTTGCGAAAAGTCCTGACAGAAAAGATCCCCTACTTGCGCGACAACCCTGAATACCTGCATTTGTTTGTTGAAGATGGCATTGTGCTGGCGACAATGGCGCTCTCCTTGTCTTACGAATATGAATACACGCTAAACCTGATTATTGAAGCCTATCCCGATGATCAGAATGTGCTCATGGCGGTTATCGGGCACTGGATACGCGAGCGCCAGCCAGATATTTTTGCTCATCCTGACAATCGCCGCAGCGGCTTTACCTTTGACGTGAATATTCTCAATGATGACACCGCTGATATCAGTATCGACCTGAAACTGACCGAGCGTATACTGGTCACCCAGCAAGGGCCGGTCAGCACGGTAAGCGCCCTTTCTGAGCCTGAAAACCCGTTTGACAGGTGGTGAGATGAACAGTAACGCATTGCAGCCTTTGGATACCGCACTAACCGCCCTGTTGAATCAACTTTCTCCCGCCAGTCGAAAGCAACTGGCCCGTGATATTGCGCGGGACTTGCGACAGAGCCAAATGCAACGTATCCGATCCCAGCGTAACCCTGACGGCAGCCGCTTTACCCAACGCAAGGCACAAACCCGCGCTGTACAGCATGGTATAAAATTCATCTGGCGTGGTGAACCTCGCACCTTGAAAAATTGGCAAATCCGCAAGGGCAAGAAGGGGGAAACGATTACCGGCTATGATGCCGAGCGTAAAGGTCAGCGTACTTTTTACAAACGCGATATCCAACGTTTTCTGGACGTCAAAACCGACCGGATCAGTACCCGAAAATCCAATAAAAAGACCCGCATGTTTAAAAAACTGGCTACCGCGCGTTACTTACGCTTGTCCGCCAGTGATCGGGAAGCCGTTATCTTTTTCGCATCGAAAGTCACTGCGGTTGCTCGTGTGCATCAGTTCGGATTAAAGGAGCGCATGAAAGGGAAAAACATTGAAGTCAAATATCCATCGCGGCGACTTTTGGGACTGACACAGAGCGATATTCAACATATCGAAGACCAGATACTTTTCCATCTCACCCACGGATGTGTGCCAGTCAGTACACAAACCTCATGACGTGCAGGTGAGGGGGTGGGGTGACATTGTTGTCTACATGAACACACAATTAACTGAACTGTTGCGCCGATTGCGCAACTTGATCCGAATCGGTGTTATTACCCAGGTAGATACTACACGGGGCATGTGCCGGGTTATGACAGGCAATCTTGAAACTGACTGGTTGCATTGGTTGACATCCAGAGCGGGAAGTTCCCGAACATGGTGGGCACCCAGTGTTGATGAGCAGGTTTTATTGTTATCCCTTGGTGGTGACTTGACCACGGCCTTTATACTGCCTGCGATTTTTTCTGATGAGTTTCCAGCCCCTTCGGCATCTCCGGAAACGGTGTGTATCGCTTTTCCTGATGGTGCTGTGATGGAGTATGAACCACAGATCAGCGCCTTAACTGTCACAGGTATTAAGACCGCCACGATTACCGCGTCGGCTTCCGTGCATGTTACTGCACCAGAAATCACTTGTATGGCCGGCAATCAGATCACATTGGATACACCCACCGTCATTTGCACCCACCATCTGACTACGGGCAGTCTGGAAGTGCAAAAAGGTGGCACTATGCGCGGCAATATCGTTCATGTAGGGGGTGAATTCAGTTCTAACGGGGTTGTGGTGGATTCGCACCGACACAACGGTGTGCGCTCCGGTGACAGCACATCGGGAGTCCCCCTATCATGATGTACCTTGGTATGAATCGACAGACGGGCGAGGCTATCAGCGATATTGCCCATGTTCGCCAGTCAGTCAGCGATATCTTGCTAACGCCGATGGGTAGCCGTATTACTCGCCGCCAATATGGTTCGTTGTTATCCGAACTGATTGATGCGCCCCAAAATCCTGCTTTACGTCTGCAAATTATGGCTGCGTGCTATACCGCCATCCAGCGATGGGAACCCCGCATTACCCTGACCGCTATCACTATCAATCAGGGTGAAGCCGGACATATGATTGTTGATATCAGCGGACAATATCAGCTATCCAATGTCCCGGTTGTTTTTTCTGTGCCTGTGGGGTGACCATGCCGCCCATCGACCTTAGTCAGTTACCGCCGCCGGAAGTTGTCGAACTGCTGGATTTCGAAACCCTGCTGGCCGAGCGAAAAGAAAAACTGATTTCACTGTATCCGCCAGAACAGCGTGAAGCAATCACCTGTACTTTAACGCTGGAGTCTGAACCTATTACTAAGTTGTTACAGGAAAATGCTTACCGTGAGTTGCTCTTGCGCCAACGCGTCAATGAGGCAGCGCGGGCGGCGATGGTGGCGTATGCCACAGGCAGCGACTTAGACCAACTGGGGATGAATAACAATGTGCAGCGTTTGGTATTACGGCCCGCTAACAATCATGCCATACCGCCTATCTCTGCGGTGCTGGAATCTGACGCTGATTTTCGGGTACGCATTCCGCAAGCGTTCGAGGGGTTAAGCGTCGCCGGCCCTGTGGCGTCCTATGAATACCATGCGCGCAGTGCTGACGGACGGGTTGCCGATGCGTCGGTGATCAGTCCAGCGCCTGCCTGTGTCACCGTCAGTATTTTGTCACGTGAGGGGAACGGCGCGGCCAGTGATGAATTGATTGCGGTCGTGAATACTGCTCTGAATGATGAAAACGTTCGCCCCGTGGCCGATCGCCTGACTGTACAGTCTGCGGAGATTGTCGATTATCAAATTGATGCCGTGCTGTACCTGTACCCAACCCCGGAATATGAGCCGATATTGCAGGCTGTGCGTGAACGGCTGGCGCGTTACACTGCCGAGCAACACCGGATTGGCCGCGATATCGTGCGCAGTGCCATTTTTGCTGTCTTGCATATGCCCGGTGTTCAGCGTGTTCACCTGAAAGCTCCGGCGCAGGATGTGATTCTGGATAAAACTCAAGCGAGTTTTTGCACATGTGAGCAGGTAGTGATTGGGGGAGCGGATGAATAACCGTTTGTTACCTGTCGGATCATCACTGCTGGAAGTGGCCGCCGCTGAAGCCCTCGCCAGTCTGTCAAATGTGCCGGTTCCCCTGCGTGACTTGTGGAGTCCTGAGCGGTGTCCAGTGAAGTTGCTCCCCTATCTGGCGTGGGCGTGGTCGGTTGACCGCTGGGATATGGACTGGCCGGAGAATACTAAACGCGAGTCAATTAAGGCGTCGATGTTTATTCATAAACATAAGGGAACCATTGGCGCAATCCGGCGAATAGTGGAACCATTCGGTTATCTCATCCGTGTTATCGAATGGTGGCAAACCAATGATGTCCCCGGCACTTTCCGGTTGGATATTGGCGTCATGGAAACGGGACTCACCGAGACCACCTATCAAGAACTAGAACGATTGATTTTTGATGCCAAACCCGCCTCCCGGCATTTGGTCGGTATGTCTATTCAGTTGGAGACCAGCGGCGAAAATTATTGCGCGGTCGCCAGTTACAGCGGTGATGTATTAACCGTTTACCCCTATATCCTGGAATTAATCACCGTTACTGGCTCTGGTGTAGTCGGGGCTGGAGTGCATATTATTGATGATGTGAGGATTGAGTCATGAGGACCAAATATTTTACCCTGTTAACTCAATTGGGCGCGGATAAGCTGGCAAATGCCGCCGCGTTGGGTACCAAGATTGAAATCACCCATATGGCTGTTGGTGATGGAGGTGGAAGCCTGCCGACACCAGATACTACACAGACTAAATTGGTTAACGAACGCCGCCGCGCGGCGATTAATGAACTAAATGTTGATCCCAAGAATACTAACCAGATTATTGCCGAGCAGGTAATCCCCGAAAACGAGGGCGGTTGGTGGATACGGGAAATTGGCCTGTTTGATAAAGACGGTATTTTGATTGCCGTCGGAAACTGCGCGGAGACTTACAAACCGCAGTTACAGGAAGGCGCTGGGCGTACACAGACTATTCGTATGGTCTTGATTATCAGCAGCACTGACACAGTAACATTGAAAGTTGATCCCTCCGTGGTGCTGGCAACGCGGGAATATGTGGACGAGTCGATTCAAATTCATGTGAAGAACCCTAACCACCCTGACGCTACGCTAAAAGATAAGGGTTTCGTTGTTTTGAGCAGCGCGGTAGATAGTAGTAGTGAAATCCACGCGGCAACCCCGAAGGCGGTTAAGGCGGCGTATGACTTGGCAAATGTCGCGGACAATAAGGCTAATGGCCGTGTGCCTGCTAATCGTAAAGTGAACGGGAAAGCGCTTTCCTCTGATATTTCACTGAATGCGGGGGATATTGGGGCGTATACCAAAGGGGAAATTAATTCTCGTGTGAATGAAATCAGCATACTGGCAAACACGGCAAACCAGAATGCGACCGATGCTAATGATAATGCTAATAGTCGATTGTCCAGGAAGGAGAACGGCGCTGACATTCCTGACAGAAATGCTTTTGTGAAAAATCTCAATTTGCTGGAAACGGTGGTGTTGGCTAAAGGAGCAGTACCGAGCAACCGGAGAATCAACGGTAAGGCATTGACCGGGGACCTTAGTTTGAGTGCTGGAGATGTGGGAGCATATACGCGAGCAGAGAGTGATAATACTTTCTTGCGTATTTCTAGCGATAAAAGCGCCACCGTTGGTAGTTTACTGATTGATAGCAAAACGACCTTTCCTGAATTGCGTTTCAAATCGAAAGATGGGTATGTAGTAGGAATTAACGGCTCAGAAGGAAAATTGTTGCATATCTATTCTAACGATACGAGCAATCGGCGGCGTTACAATATACTAATACCTGAGCGAAGCGGTACTCTTGCGCTACAAAATGCAGCGATAAAATCTGAAAATGGTTGGTGGCAATGCGGGGATACGGGAATAATGATTCAATGGGTTAAAGTTGCATCCAGTCAACAATCATGGGTAAAAGTCAATTATCCAATTTCTTTTAAAAATAAGTTCTTTGGCTATATTGCCAGTATGTCGAGTGTCAATACATCAACGGGCCACACATTAGTACGTAATGCAACACTATCGACATTTGAATATCAAGCTGGCACTCCTAACAATAATGAGAATCCAGACAGAGTTGTACATATATTATTTTGGGGAGTATAAATGGTTTATTTCTCCAGAAAAGAATGCGCTTTTTATAATGAAGCTTATAAAGAATGCGTTGAAATAACAGCAGAAAAACACAATGAATTACTCGCCGGGCAATCGCGCGGTTTATCAATTGTCAGTAGTAAAGAGGGTTATCCAGTACTCATTGAACGTGCTCCGTCCGTTTATCATAAATATGATGGTGAAAAGTGGATAATATCAGAAAGTGATAAAATAAAGCTTAGACAGGAACAGCAACAACAAGCAGAACATAAGAAACAGCAACTTATGCTCACGGTAGGTAAACAGATAGCCCCGTTACAAGATGCGGTAGATTTGGGGATAGCGAGTGATGAGGAAAAATCGCTGTTAGCCGCTTTGAAAAGATATAGGGTATTACTGAACCGCGTTGATGTTAATTTAGTACCAGATATTCATTGGCCTGAAAAACCCAGAGTAATAGGATAAGGGTTGCAATAAACTGGCTCCAATAGTTAGACAGTCTAAGCAGCTAACATGGCCTAGGTTCGATATTGTACCGAACTTAGACCATTTGGTTGGGAATTAATCACATTGAGGAATTATTTCGGCTAACTCGTTCAATAGGTTGTCCATTCTCATCAAAATATCGGCTTGGCCAAATTTCTGAGGGATGTACTCCGAGATTGTTAGCAATAATCCATTCTCCTTTAGGCCAAGGTCGTGATAGAGCATTAGCTAACGTAGATGAACTAAGTCCCTCCTTACGTGATACTGCTGCTAAGGTAGTGCCGAGCTTACGTAAGGCAGCGATAATGTCGGCGGTATGCCAATCTTTTTTATTCATTTCCTTTATATCTCCATATAACACACGTCATGAATTATCCTGTTTTGGGATATTTAAGTAAATGATTGATATTCGATTTTGGGATATTAATCAAGGTTAAAGAAATGGCATCGATTTATTCATATGAATATCAACTGGTTATAAACGCTCTTCGTAAGGCTAGGATAGAAAAAGGTATTACTCAAAAGAGCTTGGCTCAAGCCTTAGATCGACCTCAATCATTTATTGCTAAAATTGAAAATGGTGAAAGAAGGTTGGATGTGGTTGAATTTGTGCATATAGCACATTTGCTATCTGTCGATCATGGACTAATTTTAGGAAAAATACTGTTCAAAAAACTACCTAACAAGCTAAAACGATCAGAGTTTATAAAATAAAAAATCCCATTTTGGTATAAATCAACAATCGATTGATATTTAATCCTAAATGTTTAGTAGGATTGAATATATGGTTTCAATTTACTCTGATGAATATCAAATAGTTATCAAAGCACTCCGTGAGGCTCGTGTAGCAAAGGGAGTCACACAAGAGAATTTGGCTCAAGCGTTAGATCGCCCTCAATCGTTTATTGCGAAAGTTGAGAATGGTGAAAGAAGATTGGATGTTGTGGAATTTGTTCATATAGCACATTTGTTATCATTAGAGCCAAGTGTTCTCATAAAAAGAATCCCAAGAAGATATTCCTCAATATGCTGATAACTTTCTATCTATACTAGTTTCATCAGATAGCGTAGCTAAAGAGGGATTCACATAGTTAACCATGTGGTAAAACAATTAGGGTTTTAATACCCCTGAAATTGTTTTTTTATACTTCATGTTGGGCAGTGTCTATACACGTTTTACTTGGCTAACACTACAATTGGGACTATCTGCGCTCCTTTTGCGCAGATAAACGTTCCGATTTAGGTTGGAGCGGGTGCTGGTTTATGAGGTCAGCCTTTTCAGCTATATGGATCAAGCGGATTTTGCGTAAGGAACTACGGGAACGAGGTATTGAACCGAAAGGTTGAATCTTTTGAAATGCCAAGAAGCACCCATTCTAGGTGCCTCTTGTCTTGAATTGCTCTAACACCTTTATATGTGGTCTTAGCCTACCGTAATCTGAACAGGTTTTCCTATACGGGTTAACATATTAACTAATGCGTCAATGGTGAATTTATTTACCTTTTTATTCACAACGTCAGATACTCTTGGACGAGAAATGTGCAACACCGTTGCTACTTCAGTTTGTTTCATTTTTTTATCTGCAATCCATAAAGTAATTTCTTTCATTAGCTGTTCTTTGATTTGCAATGTGTTGTCTATTTCTCGTAAAGAGGTTGCATGAAGTTGCTGAGCCTCTTGCTCAGTAAAACCTAACTCAGAAAATATATTATGTCCGGCTGGAGTTACTCTACGAATTTCAGTGTCAATTTTAGTGGTCATTTGATATTTCTCCGCTGCTGGATAACTGCGTTGTATCGTACTTTAGCGATATCCTTATCATGTTTATTCGTTTGTTGAGTTTTTTTCTGAAAACTATGCAATACATAAATAGCTTCATCGAATTTAGCAACATACATAATACGATAAATACCTGTACTGTCTCTTAGCCGTATTTCTTTTACGCCAGAACCGATGTCAGAAAAGGGTTTCCAATCTTCAGGATCTATTCCATGCTGTATTCTATGAAGCTGATAGCCTGCGTCTTTACGTGCATCTGTAGGGAAGGCTAACAAATCTTCATAAGAAGAGCCAATCCAGGCAATTTCTTTCTCTGTACTGCTCCTGATTTTCGTCATAGTTTCCCTTACTTACCTGTCTGTATAAAATTTTATACAATTCTGTGCAAAGTTACAAGAATTGTCGCTTCATTTATCGTGCGCGGCATGAGTCTTTTGATTACTCAAGGATGAACATTTCTAATACTCCTTTTATACCCTCCACTTTGTGCTATTCCTGATACTTACCCAATCAACTGAATTTTATTGTCCCTGAGATCACCATAGCGAAATCATCATTACGGGAGTCTTTCGCTATGGCCCAAGATTATCATCATGGCGTCCGCGTGCAGGAAATCAACGAGGGCACGCGTACCATTACCACTGTCAGCACCGCTATTGTCGGGTTAGTCTGTACAGCGGATGATGCTGACACCAAAACTTTTCCCTTAAACACGCCAGTCTTGCTAACCGACGTTTTGACTGCCAGTAGTAAGGCCGGCAAAACGGGCACACTGTCCCATGCTCTGCGAGCGATTGCTGACCAGTCCAAACCTGTGACTGTTGTTGTGCGTGTGGTTCAAGGGGAAACCGAAGCGGAAACCACGTCGAATATCATTGGCGGCGTTACCGACGAGGGCAAAAAAACGGGAATGCAGGCGCTGCTTGCGGCACAAGGTCAGCTCGGCATCAAACCGCGTATTTTGGGGGTACCCGGTCATGATACCCAACCTGTCGTAACAGCCCTTGCCGACATCGCTCAAAAGCTGAGAGCAATGGCTTATGTCAATGCTTACGGCTGCAAGACCATTTCCGACGCTATCAAATACCGCAACAACTTTAACCAGCGCGAACTGATGTTGATTTGGCCGGACTTCCTCAGTTGGGATACGGTCAAAAATAACGAGTCTATCGCATACGCAACGGCTCGTGCGCTGGGCCTGCGTGCCAAAATTGACGAGGAAACCGGCTGGCACAAAACCTTGTCTAACGTTGGTGTCAATGGTGTGACAGGGATTTCTGCCGATGTCTTTTGGGATTTGCAGGATGCTGCCACCGATGCCAACCTGCTTAACCAGAACGCCGTTACGACCTTAATCCGCAAGAGTGGTTTTCGTTTTTGGGGTTCTCGCACCTGTTCGGGTGATCCGTCGTTTCAATTCGAGAGTTACACACGCACGGCGCAGGTACTGGCTGACACGATGGCTGATGCGCATATGTGGGCGATTGACAAGCCGCTGGTGCCTTCACTGGTACGCGATATTATCGAGGGCATCAATGCCAAGCTGCGCGAACTAAAAGCCAATGGTTACCTGATAGACGGCCGGTGCTGGTATGACGAAAGCGCTAACACCAAGGACACCCTGAAAGCAGGCAAGTTATTCATTGATTACAACTACACGCCGATCCCGCCATTGGAAAACCTGCTGTTGCGCCAGCAAATCACTGACCAGTACCTGATGAATTTCGCAAACAGCATTAACAGCTAAGGGGCTACTCATGGCATTACCTCGTAAACTCAAATATCTGAATTTATTCAATGATGGCAATAATTACATCGGTGTTGTGGAAGAAATGACGCTTCCTAAACTGAGCCGTAAGCTTGAAGCCTATCGAGGCGGTGGCATGAATGGCACTGCCTCGGTGGACTTGGGGCTGGATGATGGCGCACTAGATACCGAATTTTCTCTCGGTGGTGTCGAGTCCCAACTTTACCGACAGTGGGGTATTGAGAAAGTGGACGGTGTTTCTCTGCGCTTTAACGGCTCCTTTCAGCGTGATGATACCGGGGAAGTGATTGCGGTCGAAGTCGTGATGCGTGGCCGCTTTTCGGAATTTGACCACGGCAGCTACAAACAGGGCGACAACAGCCAGACCAAAGTCAGCGCCAAAAACACCTACTTCAAACTGACGTGGGACGGAGAAATCCTGATCGAAATCGACACCGTTAATATGGTGGAAATCGTTGGTGGTGTTGACCGTCTGGAAGCCCACCGACGCGCTATTGGTTTGTAACAATTGAACGCTTATCATCTATAAATCACTATAGGAACATTCACCATGATTGAACAAACCCCTATTGCCCAGCCGGAGCACGCTACAGTGACACTGGAAGAACCTATTACCCGTGGTGCAACCACCATCAGCGACGTCGTTGTGCGTAAGCCCAACAGTGGCGCACTGCGTGGTGCCCGTTTGCAGGCCCTGATGGAAATGGACGTCGATTCTATGATGTTGGTGTTGCCTCGTGTCACCGCGCCGGCACTGACCAAAAATGATTTGTTGCTGATGTCGCCCGGCGATCTGATTAACCTCAGCATTGAGGTGGTCAATTTTTTGCTGCCGAAGTCGGTGAAGTCCGATTTCCAGCATCAATAACCGTTGATGAACTGGTGGCAGACATTGCCACCGTGTTTCATTGGCCGCCTGCTGTGACAGCTGAGATGGGACTGCCTGAATTGTTGGCATGGCGTTACCGGGCTATGAAACGGAGTGGGGCCGATAATGAGTGACCGAAACTTACGCCTGCAAGTTATCCTGAATGCTGTTGATAAAATTACCCGCCCGTTCAAGAGTGCGCAGGCGTCCAACAAAAGGCTGGCTGAAACCCTTCGCCAGTCGCGCCAGCAGCTCAGGGAGCTAAACCAGCAGGCTGGCCGGATTGATGGTTTTCGCAAGACCAAGCGCCAACTGGCAGAAACCCGGCAGGCTTACCGTAGTGCCACCGGACAAGTGGCAGCACTGACCCGTGAAATCAACGCCAGCCAAAACCCGACACAGGTCCAAATCAACCAGCTCCAGCGGGCAAAGAATGCTGCTGCCCGGCTTAAGGAGAAAAATCAATCCCTGAGCCAATCCTTGCAACGCCAGCGTGATGCCCTGCACGCCAATGGTATCTCAACCAATCAGTTAGGACAGGCACAGCGGCGGCTCAATGGAGATATTAACCGTACAACTAGCACACTCCAGCAACAGGAGCAGCAGCTTGAACGTCTGAGACAGGGGGAACAACGGCTGGTGAATGCCCGATCCCGTTATCAGAAAATGCGGAACGTCAGTAACCAGATGGCCGCAACGGGTGTGGTTGCGACTACGGCGGGTGTCGGAGCGCTCTACAGTGCCAAGCGGGTGATGATGCCGGGTTACGACTTTGAAGTGGGGATGTCAAAAGTTCAGGCATTGACCCGGCTGGACAAAAATTCGCCCGAACTGAAAAAACTGTGGGAGCAGGCACGGCATTTGGGCGCCACAACCGCATTTACGGCGAATCAGGTCGCACAGGGACAAAGTTTCTATGCGATGGCCGGCTTTTCTCCCGATAAGATACGGTCAGCCATGCCTGGCACATTGGCGATGTCATTGGCGGGCGATACAGATTTGGCGGCCACCGCCGACATTGGTTCTAATATCCTGACCGGATTTAAATTAAAGTCCGGAGAAATGGGGAGGGTCAGTGATGTACTGGTTGGTGCCTTTACCCGTTCGAACACCAATCTGATGATGCTGGGTGATACCATGAAGTACGTCGCGCCTGTGGCGGCTGGATTAGGCGTCGATATTGAAACCGCTGCCGCTGCGACAGGTAAACTCGGTGATGCGGGGATTCAGGGCAGTATGGCAGGAACCTCCCTAAGATCTATTTTGGGACGGCTGGCTGAACCGCCCGCCGCCGCTGCGAAAGCGTTGGCAAAGTTGAATATTCAGATTAAGGATGCCAAGGGCAATCTCCGCGCTTTGCCGGATATTCTGACTGAGCTGGACAAGAAAACTACTAAAATGGGTAACGCCCAGCGTGCCGGCATTTTTAAAGCTATTGCCGGGGAGGAAGCCTTTTCCGCTCTGTCGGTATTGGCTGAAAGAGCCGGTACGGGGGAATTACAGAAACTCATCAAAGAATTGAAGAACGCCCAAGGTGAGGCCAAAAAAGTCGCCGATACTATGACTAATAACCTTGACGGCGACATGAAAAGTCTGTCATCGGCATGGGAAGATATCGGTATTCAAATCTTTGGCGGTGTGGGCAGTCCCCTGCGTGGGATCGCCCAGCGTATCACCAAAATTATCAGCAAGACGGGCGAATGGATGAAAGCCAACCCTGAACTGACCAAAACGTTAACGATGGTGAGTATCGGGCTGGGTATTATTTTGACGGTTTTTGGTGCGATTACGCTGGCATTGGTTGCTCTGTTGGGACCACTGGCAATCGTTAAATTTGGCTTGTCAGTATTGGGTATCAAGGGAGCAGGTTCAATGCTACATCTTGGTAAAGTGTTTTCCTATCTTGGGAAAATGATGATGTGGCTGGGGCATATTATGTGGACAAACCCCATTTTAGCGGTTATCGGCTTGATTGCCTTGGGCGCTTACCTGATCTGGCAGAACTGGGACAAACTTGGCCCGTGGTTCCAGAACTTATGGAACAACATTTCAAACTATGTTTCTACCACATGGGAAAATATCAAGCGCCGGGCATCAGTCAAATGGAATGAGTTGGTCACTGACACGAAAAAAATTCCGTCCGAATTTAAAAAAATTGGCGGTGAATTTGTCGAAAATCTTAAGGCCGGCATTGAGGAAAAATGGGAATCCTTGAAAAAGAAATTCTCCGAACTGGGCAAGATGGTTAAAGACGCCTTGACTCCCGACTTTATGCGGGAAGAAAACCAAGATCCCAAGCAAAAGGCCGCATTGAATGCTTATAAGGAAGCTACCGGTTCGATTGGCGGCATACTGGCGGGTGGATTCGATAAAGGCGGTTACATCCCGACGGGCAAGATTGGCATTGTGGGGGAATATGGCCCGGAGATCATCAACGGCCCCGCCCGTGTCACTAGTCGCCGTCAAACGGCTGCACTGGCGACAATCGCGGCACTATCTATGGGGGCAGCCTCGTCAGTCAACGCCCAAAATGCTCCATTGCATCCATACAGTTTGCCCGCGTCACAGTATCAGACATCGGTTGTTTCAGTTGCTAACCAGATTCAGGACAACAGACGATCTGTTTATGAAATTCATATACACGCCGTTCCTGAGCAATCCGTACAGAATATCGCGCAGGCGGTGGCGCGTGAACTGGATCGCCGTGAGCAACAACAACGCGCCCGCGCCCGTAGCTCATTTTCTGATAGAGAGGACTTTTATTCATGATGGCCGTATTGGGTTTATTTGTCTTTATGCTGAAAACCTCGCCATACCAGAGCTTGCAACACCAGCAATCATGGCGCTATGGATTTAACAATCGGGTAGGTGCTCGTCCGACATGTCAGTTTGTGGGACCGAACAACGATACTATCACGCTGTCCGGTGCCCTGTACCCTGAAATCACCGGCGGCCGGTTGTCCTTGCTGGCCCTGCAATTGATGGCCGAGAGTGGCAAGGCATGGTCATTTCTGGATGGTAGCGGCACGATTTACGGCATGTTTATTATTGAAAGTATCGATCAGACCAAAAGTGAATTTTTTACCGACGGTACCGCCCGTAAAATTGACTTTACTGTCACGTTGCGCCGTGTGGATGACAATTTAGGGGAGATGTTCGGTGACCTTCGCACCCAAATGACTGACTTGAAAACCCGTGTCACACCCAAATTGGGCGGGCTATTTTCATGATTTCTTTACCTGATATGCTAAAACTCGATGGGGTAACCGGCAAAACTAATACACCTGTGTATGTTCTCAGTGCTGGTGACAAAAATGCCAATGCCCGCATTCAGTCACGGTTGATTTCCTTGAATCTAACCGACAATCGGGGTTTTGAGGCTGACCAGTTGGATATTGAACTGGATGATAGCGGTGGTCTGTTATCTCTGCCTCGTCGTGGGACGGAGTTATCTCTGCATCTGGGCTGGCAGGGAGAGCCGCTGATCCACAAAGGCAAGTTTATTGTGGATGAAATCGAATACAGTGGTGCGCCGGACAAGATAACCATCCGTGCTCGGAGTGCCGATTTTCGGACGACGCTTAATATCAATCGTGAGGTGGCCTATCACCAGAAAACAATCAGCGATATTGTGCACACTATTGCTGTGCGTAACGATTTGACGCCGAAAGTGGACAAAATGCTAGCCAACATCACCCTCAGCCATATTGACCAGACCAACGAATCCGACGGCAATTTTCTAACCCGGTTAGCAAAACAGGAGGGGGCCATTGCCATGATCAAGAATGGCTATTTGCTTTTTACCCGACAGGGGCAGAACAAAGCTGCCAGCGGGCAGTCCCTGCCTTCGGTTATCATTACCCGTCAGTCTGGAGATAGTCACCGTTTTTCACTGGCTGATCGGGGCGCTTACACTGGTGTTTCTGCCAGTTGGCTTAATATCCGTAACCCGAAGAAAAAAGAGAACATCACTGTCAAACGCAAGCGGAGTAAGACCAACCCGCAGAAAGAAGAGAAAAAACAGGACCATTATCTGGTTGGTAATGAGGGCAACGTTTTTGTGATGAAGCACATCTATGCTAACAAGGCCAATGCCGAACGTGCAGCTAAAGCAGAATGGGAGAAAATTCAGCGCGGTGTGGCGTCATTCTCTATTCGACTGGCGAAGGGAAGGCCAGAGCTGTTCCCTGAAATGAAAGTCAGGGTGAGCGGCTTCAAGCCCGAAATCGACGCGGCAGACTGGACGTTGGTAACTGTCACACACACACTGAATGACAGTGGATTAACGTCATCCTTGCAATTGGAAGTGAAAATTTCTGATTCAGATATGATATAGTTGCTTTCGTGCCAGTTGCAGCTATGGCAACCTGTTTGTTGAGGTACTCGCGCTATGATGAGATGCCCCTTATGCGGTCATGCCGCCCACACTCGAAGCAGTTTTGAACACACGCCCCAAACTAAGGAACGTTACAACCAGTGCCAGAATATTAATTGTGGCTCAACGTTTGTTAGTCATGAAACCTTTGTGCGGTTCGTCACCAAGCCAACATTGATTGAAGCGGTTCCACCGCATCCTGATAGTGGACAACAGACCGTGCTGGTATTCTGATCGAATAGTTGTCGATGAGTAAATAATTAAAAAAAGCGTTCCATTATTCATCGTGGGGCGCTTTTTTTATGTGAGAATATTTTTCTGAGAGGGAATTAGATGCGGTGAGGAGAAGGCTTATGTCATGATCGTCTCAAACTATATTCAATTTTCAGGGACGCCTCTGTGGTTCACTAAAATCTGATGAATAGCCAAAACAACATCAGAAAAATCATCATCTACGATATAAAAATAGCATTCAGGAACGTTTAACACCTTGGAGAACGCACACATTGTTTCAAAGGTTGGCTGATGAGTTCCATTTTCATACTGTGATACTCTCGCTCGTGCTGACTTTTCATCTATGCCAGCCGTAATTCCGAGTTTTTCTTGTGTGATATTTGCACGTAAACGAGCGGCTTTTAAGCGTTTGTTAATCATAAAATTAACCGTCAGTTATTAAAGGTGTAGTTGACGATATATGTAACATTTCTTAATGTTTTTTTGTCAAAACTTACTTAACAAAAATCATTTAGCTATTAAAGAATATTATAGTGTTTGGTAACTTTGCTAAAGAATTTGCTAGGTAAGTACCACATTACGCACATTTAAGGGACATCTCAGGATTCGGAAAATAAAGCACGTTAATTCGGCAACAGCGGTCGTAGTGGTCTATGTTGTTGCGCCAGAGGTAATCCCCAGCTAGGTTGATCTGCTCCTACCCCAGCGATAACAGATACTGCAATAGTGACTTATCGAGGATACTTTCCTGTTCGGCCTTGATAGATGAAAAAGCCTACAGTATTTAGGATTGATAGATCTGTTAAGGTGATGGTTAAATTTTAATTAAGTATTTCTTATGAAAGTAATTTGTGGTGAAAGCCCCGTTTAAGGGGCTTTGTCGTCAATGTGGACATTGGGTGGACGATGATAGAAAAAGTATATTTATTTTCAATATGTTATGGGTTGTATGTGGACACCATCCCTGTCTTTTCCCCCGCCTTATGGCGGGATTTTTTTATCTGGCTAAGATTAATTCACTTTAAAATCAACCAGATAAAATTTTTGTAAGCAACTGTAAGTAGCGTGGAAATTTTCAAGTGTGGACACTTTTGAGTGCTACGGTTGCTTGTTATTGCTAAATTTCTATGCCTCCATTTAGTGGATTTAACGTGATTGCAAATTGCAAATAGTCGGGTGCCAGATGAGCATACGCCATAGTTTGTTGTATATTGGCATGACCGAGTATTTGTTG